TAAATGTTGCGCCACCTTCGTATGTATTACCGCGCATTTTTATAACTTTTGCCACTCCACCATTATTAATATAGTTAGCAGTAGCATTGGCTAAATTAAATCTGCAATCAATTATTGAAACTGGCAAAGTACCGCCATTTCCTAAAATTCCATAACCCGAAGCATTATTCCAACTTGTAATTAAATTACAATTGTACAATTTTCCACTTGACGCAGTGTCCCAAACTGCTGCATTTGATGTAGAAATAAAAGTGCCATTAAAACAATAAGACGCTTGAAATCTAATACCATAAGAAGATGAACTAATGCCAGTATTATTTGATATATTTTTTGATGTGCTAAAAAATAAATAAAACCCTTGTCCAGAAACTGAAATTCCAGTGCAACCAATTAGGTCAATCCCCCCACTTGATTCAATTCCAAATCCAGAAGTGCTTCTACCTATTGAATTATACATATATCCGCCACCTGAAATTCCAGAGCCAGATACAGATACTCCTATGCAATTATTTAAAATCGATGATGTGGCTAAACTAATTCCATTTCCAGTTGTTCCTTGAGCATAGCAAGAATTTGCAATACCTCGCATATCAGTACCAATAACACCATAAAATGAACAATTGGTCACTATATTAGTAGAACCTATAAATGAACCAATATTTACTCCTTTTGCAATTAATCCGACTATTTCCAATGAAGATGGAAATAAGGATATTGCAGTTCCAGTTGTACTTTGGTTTTCAAAATAACTACCAGTCATTATAATTCTACCAGAAACATTTGTATCTCCATTAAATAAATTTGAAACTAAAACTCCAGATGGATTAGTTCCATTTTGTCTTACTAAATTTAAATTAAGTATAGAAAATTTACAAGATGCATATCCACTTGAAAAAATTGCAGTTTCATTTACTGCTGTTTTAGTCCAAGTATGTCCGTTACCATTCCAATTTACATTCTTTGTAAGTAATAAAACCTCCGAACCACTTGTGGTATAATCTGCAAATAACTCAATAGTTTGTCCAACTGTTGCAGCAGCATAAGCCAATGCTGGAGTAGCATAATAAGTATACACACCAGATGTGTTTGCAATTCCGAAAACTCCTGAACTCGCACCAACAACCAAATTTCCACTTCCTAAAATTGAACTTCCATTGATTGTTTTGATGTTAGTTGTTGAAACTAATAAATCTTGTTTATTATTGAAAATTGTCCAATCTGCTGAACTCAAAGCACCCCTTATTGATGCAGATGCCGTTGGTAAATTGAATGTATGTGTATCTGTTGCAGAATTGATTGCAAAATCACTTCCAGCAGTTCCAACTGCCAAATATTGCGTTTGTTTGGTCAATCCATTTATGGAAGAAATTCCACTTGAAAAACTGGTGATAATTTGACAAAGATGTGAATTTTGTGTGTGATGAATGATTGTTCTTCCAGCAGTTGAATCAACAATATAAACACGAATAGCAATTCTATCTGTCACAAGCAATGGAGTCAAAGGAACGGGAACACTTGTCAAGTACAAATCAATTGTTGTTCCACCAGTGATTGATTCAGGAACGGATGAATTATTTGCAATTGTTGTGAAAGTAGTGCCATTGTATTTCAGAATTTCAATGTAAAATTTTGGAACACCACCAGCAGAACTTGCGGAAAAATACATTTCAAAATTCCAATTTCCCGCTGGAATTTCGGTGACATTTGGTTCATTCAAATCTGTTAACCATTGTGAAATTAAACCATTTCCATCACGCGAAAAATCAACACCAGTTCCAATCACTGGGTTTTTACTCATTTGAAAGTAAGTTGCAACACTTGATGCAGTGCCACCATTCAAATAGTAATTAACACTATTTCCACCACCACCACTTGTTGGAAAAGTTGCAAGTGTTCCATCACCGCGAATGTATTGATTTGCCAAACCAGCACCAGTCAAGGTCAAAGTGCCACTTCCATCAACTGGGCTTCCACCAACAATGAATGCACTTGGTGCAGTCAAACTGATGGCAATTCCTGACAATATTCCACTTTTAATGACCGAACCTAAAATCTTCGCAGTTTTATATTCAGAACCATCCCAGAAATCGATGTCATAATAGTCATCATCACCAAAACTTAAGCGTTCCAATGGGTATTCGTGTATTTTTAAATCCATTTTTTAAGATATTATTTTAAAGTCATTATCAGTTGTTATTTTTTTATTTCCAGTTGTTGTGATTTTATAGAAAACTGGCAATTTACTACATCCTTTTATTTTAGTTGTAAATTTAACGCCATTTGTCAAATTAATCAAATTTGGATTGAAGAAACATTCCATCCTTGCAATCGTTGGTGTTGGAAATGTCAATTCACACAATGCACCAGAAAGTGGTGACAATGGATTCAGTGAATTGAAATCTGTTGGAAGAATTGTTGATAAAATCCATCTTGGTGCAGATTCTTTTGGTTCAATTGTAATCATTCCCCAGATTGAAGTTTCATTCCAAAATTGTCCATTTGTCAATTCATGCGTACCAACAACTCGCATCAATTGATTTTCTGTGACAATTCCAACATTTTGATTTGTTGAATCAATGAAAAGTTCAATGGATGAATCAATGTTGTCATTTGCATCGTAATTTTTTAGGTCAATTATGTCATCAAAAGTGTATGCAAGACCATCACGAACCAATTCAAGATGCAAATTCAGTGACCATTCATTTGTTGAATTATAAGGAAACCAATTTTTTGTTTGTTCATTAGGATAAAAATCTGCATCTGCATTCAATTGTTGCAACCAATATTCCCATCGATATAAGAAAGGAAAATATATTTTTACACCATAATTTGAAAAATCATCAATCGATGAATCAAGAACAAAAAGTGCATTGTTTTTGACTGATGTATTTGGAAGTGTTGTGATGATTGGTTGCGATTGATTCAAGATGTATTTTCCACCAACAAATGGAATGGATGCAATGTCAAAAAATGAATTTTGAAGTGTAAATCTTTCACCAGTTGCTTGATTCAATGCTTCGATTCTTGCAGTGAAGGATTCAATTGTGTTGTTGTTCAATGGAAGTCTGAATTTTCCAATATATGCAAGGTCATCTTCAATGTCTGCTGAATAACCAGATGAAATCATTGAAGAATCAGTCACATTCGATGAATGGTCAAGAAATGTTGAAACAACCATTGGTAATTCACCACCAATCGGTGGATTTGAAACCATCTGGTCATTGAAAAGAAGTAAATTAATATTTCCAAATTTCATCCAAACGCGGAACAATCTGTCACCTTCATCGCGCGAATCCATAAATGTGTTGAAATTTGCATTCGGTGTGAATACAACTTCCATTGTATAAATTGTACCAACAACAACCATTGATGTAATTTCCAAAGAATAACCAGCACCAGAAGGATTCAATGGTGATGAAAGTGGAAATAGTAAAGGAATTATTGTTGTTTGAATGGTCATTCCAAGTTCAGACTGATTTTCAATTTTGTTCTTGAAATATATGTCAGAATCTGGAATGTAAGACGAACCAATTGCAAAATCTGATGAAGATGAATCAATGACAACTTCGAATGTTGTTGGTGAATCAAATGCAAGTTCTGTAACACCTTGAACAAGTGTTGCTTCTGGTATTCCATTATTAAATGCTTCATTGAACCATCCAGTGTCTGCATCATCATTCAGTGACACAAGAAAATTGTTCGATGGTTCACCATTTATTCGTTGCAAATTCATGTTTGCAATAAATTTCAGACATTGACCAAAATTGAAATACGATTCTTCATAAATGCCAGACTGAATTGTTCTGATAACTACATCGTAATACAAAATATTGGATGATGAAGGCGGAACACCAGTCATAACTTGTGTGACATCAACAACTTGAATACTTGTGTTAAATTGACCAGATTGGTTTCCAATCTTTAATGCACTTTGATATGAAGTTGTTGCAGTTGTCAAATCAAATTTCAATCGTGTCAATTCACCATCAATCAACGAAAAACTGCTTCCAGAAGAACCATTTGTCACATGATTCAAATCAAAAATTATTGATTCCCTTTTTTGACCATAGGTAATATTTAACGAAGTAATTGACATTATTTCACCAGCAGTGGCATCAATCCATGCTGGAACGGAATTCACATCAAGTGAATTTGAAGTCACCATTTGAACTTGCGTAATCAACGAAGTAATGACAGAACCAGTTGATGTGAATTTTATAAATTGAACAAAATCACCAATTCGAAAACCTTCTGTCAAGAAATTAATCGCGCCAGATGCAGTGATGATGTTGTCAATTGGATTCAAAACAAAGGAAGTTCCAGCATTTGCAGTTGATGCTTGAATGATTGATTTCAATCTTAATTTTACATTTGTTTGGTCACCAGCATTGCTTCTGTAAAATGATGTTTCAACACCATTTACATCAGTAAATTTTTTACTTATTATCTGAACTGGCATATCTTTTTTGTATTTCGATTATTTTTTCCATTTCACCATTTCTGACCGATTCCATCAATGATTCAATGTCATTTGTTGCTTTTATTTTCAGATTGATATGTTCATTTGGAATCAGATTTATTGCTTGTTTCTGGAATTCAATCAATCCTTCCAGATTTTTTGTCAATCCATCAATCATTTTCAATGTTTCATTTTCCTTCATCATCATGCGTTGATTTGTAATGTCAAAACTTTGCCAGTTGAATATTGATTTCGTTGTTTATACGTGATTTTAGCGAAGGATTTTTCATCAATCCATTCACAATTCAAGATTTCACACATCAAACCATCAATCACTGCAAAATTGTTGTCTTGCAAAGTTACGAAATCATTCGATGTCATTTGTATTCGAACATCATTTTTGACAATCCAGTCATTTTCCTGAATTTGATTAATGTAATGGTATTTGTTCCACAACTGAATTGCACTGACTTTGTCTTTGAATGTTATTGGTTGTCTTCCATTGATTGTCCACAACACTTTTGTTGTTGCAAAGAATTGTTGTGAAATCATCAAAACATTCTTTCTGTCACCAATTTGTGATTCATAATTCGTTCCACCACCAAAAACACCAGTCACTTTGTCAATGACTTTTGCAAGATTCTTTGCTATTTCTTCAAGCCAGTTCAATTTTTCCTTTCTCGCACCAAGCGCAAATGGAATGTTGACATCTTGCAGACCTTTAATTGAAACAAGGTCTTGATTGATGAATGATGTTGGTTCTGTCGAAAATTCACAATTGTGTATATCATAAAGTGTTCCATCACATGAATGAATTTCGGTGAAATCAGTTTGAAAATGGATGTAATATCTTTTCCAAACTTCATCAGTGTTGTATTGAAATTCATCATCACGTTCTGATTGAAGTGAAAGTGCTGGAATCAATTGATTTGTTGTTTGATTCATCCACCAATCGCGTCTTTCGAACCTGACAACACCATTGTTGACTTTGATTTGACCATTGAACATTGTTTCCATTCCTTCAATAAATGATTGAAGTGTTGGTGTTGTATCTGATGACGATGGAACACCTTTGTTGAATGCATTGTTCAAAAATGCTGGTTGTATTTCAAAAATTGATTGTCTATTTTTTACCAATGGAACGGGAAGAATTGTCCAGTTTGGTTCTGAATCAAGCAATGATGATTCAAATGTGAATCCAAGTTGTTGACATGATTTTGTCATCAATTCTTTGAATTTACACCCTGAAAAGTTTCTAATTGGTGGAAATAACAACTGAAAAAGTTGTGTTGCAAGGTCAATCACAAGTGCTAAAACCAGCGCAAAATATGCAATTCTGGCAATTGCTTTAATAATTGCAACAATTACATCACCAGTGTCAATCGATGGTGGCACACCAACATTCAAAGTTGTTGCCTGAATGATTTCAGAAACTGCATCCACAACTGCTTGTCCAGCAGAAATCAATTCTTTTCCCATCACATAAAGTGAAATCAAAAGTGAAATTGCTTGTTCCACTTGATTTTCGGTCACAACAACATAGGGAATCGATTCAAGGTTATATTGAACACCTTGCGACAACATCCATTCAAAAGTTGCACCAGATGCTTTATCAAAAAAGTCATCTTCACCTTTCCGTTTTTTCAATGCAACTTCACATTCAAAATTCCTGAATTTGGTGGATGAATCAAGAAGGTCAACATAGTAATTCAGGACAACACCACCATCAAGTTCAATTCGATATGGAACACCTTCAAAAAGACCTTGCGTTTGAATGTGATTCTTGATGATTTCGTTTCCTTCACGTGGCAAAATTACATTGTCAGTGCTTAATTTAAGCACTTCTGGATTTCCAGTGAAATCAGAAACAATTCCAATGTCAGTCCGATTTCGTGGTGAAATTTCAATGTCATTCAAAAAGTGCTTCATCTTTTGATTTTGTATCTGTTAAAAACCTTTGTATTTCCAGTTTTTGTTGATTTCACGATTTCCATCATGGATTGTGTGATTTCACCAAGTTCAATGTTCGTTTCTGGTTTGTTTCTGATTGTTTCAGTCAACAAATCAATCTTATTTGCAAGAAGTGTAGTGTCCATTGCAGATGCACTTTGAAAGTCACCTTTCATCATTCTTCCAGTTTTTGATTCTGTCGCTAATTGTGCCAGTTGTTCATTTGTCATTGCACCAATTTGTTGATTCAAGTGCTTTGGAACAACCCTTTCATTTGGATGCAGAATCGCATGGAAACCACCTTTTCCATCAACACCTTGACCATTCTTTCCAGTGTCTTCAATACCATCTTCAAACGCTGGAATGGTGGCAATAAATGTTTGCAAAAGTGCTATGTCACGAATGGTTTCTGCAAGTGGTGATTTTGAACCAGATTCAACTTTCTGTGAATAGGTTGTCAATGCAGTTTCCGCAAGTTTTATTCTTTGAATGCGTTTTTGTTCCCTTTCTTTTTTCTTGTTTGCTTCATCAATGATTTTTTGATTTTCAGCAAGTGATTGTTGTGCAGTTATATTTCCATTTTTCGCAAGGTCTTCAAGCATTGTTTGTGTCTTTTCAGATTTTGCAAGTTCGATGTCCAGTTGTTTGATTTTTTCTTCTGACTTCTTGATGAAATAGTCTGCACTGGCTTTCAAAATTGCCTGAATAGTTTTTTGCTTGTCAGATTCACTTTTGATTTCGTCTGCATCTGCTTTTGCTTTTGCTTCTGCATTGTCTTTGTAATGTTGTTTATTTCCTTCAAGAACCTTTGTATTTGATTCTGTTTTCACTTTGACTTTTTCTTCTTCCAATTTAGTCTGGTCATCAACTGCTTTTTCATCAAGAACTTTTGTTTTCAATCGCATATCTTCATCGCGTTGTGCATTTTCAATGTCCAATTGTGCAACCTTTTCTTTGTAGTCTTCTTCAATTTTCAATCTTGCTTCTGTGGAAAGATTTTCTTGTGAAAGTAGGTCAATTTTTTCTTTCTTCAATGCATTCAATTCTGCTTCTTTTTCAATTTCATTGTCCAAAATCAATTGATTAATTGCAAACTGCTTTCTTTGTTCCAGATTCTTTGCTTCAAGTGCAAATCGTTCTTCAATTTTAGCATTCAATTCAGTGTTTGCAAGAATCAATGCTTCCAGATTTGCTTTGTCAACTGCATCTTGTTGTTCTGGTGTTGTTGCTTCTGCCAAAGTTACACCAAGAACCAGATTTCCAGTTTCCGCTTGTGCTTTCCCTTTTTCAATCAGCGCATCAATTTCTTTGGTCATGTTTGCAACTGAACGATTCTGATAAATTTCTTCCAATTCTTGCATCAAAGTGACTGATTCTTGAAGATAATCATTGACATCCGAAAGTGAAGTTTTAAATTCTTTTTGTGCTTTTGCGTCACCTTTTGTTGCTTCTGCATGATTCATTGTTGCAGTTGTCGCTTTGTCAATGATGTCTTGTGTTGCTGAATCATTTACTTCCTTGTTCAAAGCATTCAATTCTTTCAAAACCACATTTGACTGACTGATTTCATTTCTTAATGCTTCATATTGAAGAATGGTTCTGAATTCAGCATCTGAACGAAGAAATTCATTTGTGTCTTTTGCAAGGTCATATTGCTTTTGCATTCGATTCATTTTGTCTTTTGCAGTCTTTTTTTCTTCGTTTTCAACTGAAATTTCCCATTTTATTCTTGATGACTGCAATCTGGAAAGGTCTTTTAGTTCTTCTTTGTATTGTTCTTTTGTGATTTTCTTTGTCGCAAGTTTTAATTCAAGATTTCGTTTGTCATCTTCAAAACCAACTTTAATTTGACTGACTAAATCAGAACCAAATTCTTGACCATCTGCAACTGCATCATTGTATGCATCCATCGCGCGTTTTGCATCTTCTGCACCAGATGCAATATTGTAAAATTGTGTTGCAACATCTGCAAGCATTGTGATGATTATTGTCCATCCAACCGCCATCATTGCTTTTCCAGCACCAGACATTGCAGTTCCAGATGATGTTGCAGTTGTTCCGACATCACGTTGTGACCTTGCAAGTTGTATTTGTTCCATTCTGTATGCGCGAGTCATTGGAATGTTTTTCATCAATGTTTGACCAAGTGCCTTGAAACCACCATTTGTGATGAATTGTTGCAATTCAATTGCTTTCATTGTTGCTTTGTAAATCAACCACATCTTGACTGCTTTTCCAACAATTGACATGATTGTTCCAAGATTTGATGCGACATATTTCAACGCATCAATCACACCTTGCATCGCGCCACCGCCAGAACCCATTTCTGTGAATAAACCAAGAAATGAATTTTTCAATTCCATCAATGCATGACCAAGTGTATTTGTTCTTTCTTTTGCTTGTTCCAGATGTGTTCCTTGAATGTACATTTGACCATTCAATTCTGTGATTCTGTCAGTATTTTGAAGAAGTGCAAGTGATGCAGTTGCATTTTCCAAACCAAACACCTTCATCAATGCACCAGCATCTTTTGTCAATGGTGAAAGCATTTTCAACTTTTCAGTGATTGACAATGCTGGATTTCCTAATTCTTCAAGTGAAATTCCAAGTGCTTCAAGACTTTCTTTTGCTTTTAATGGAAGTGCATCTGGTGCAGACAATTTCAACATGACATTTCGAAGTGCCGTTCCCGCTTCTGCACCCTTCAACCCTTTTTCACCAAGCAATTCAATCAATGCAGTGGATTCTTCAACAGATGTTCCCGTTGATTTTGCAACAGAACCGAATCTTAAAAGTGCTTCTGTAATTTGTGGAATTTCCACTGCACCAAATTTTGCACCATTTGCAAGAACATTCACGAATTTGTCCGCTTCTTCGGCACTCGCACCAAACTGATTCATGGCATCTGTCAAAGCAGTTGCTGATTCTGGAAGTGTCATTCCAGATGCTTGTGACAATGTGATTGCAGATTGTGTAACTGCATCAAGTGCTTTTGCATTTGACAACAATTCAGGTTTTGCAGAACCGATAAGTTTATACGCTTCGACAACTGCACTCGCACCACCTTCGACATTAACACCAAGTTTGTTTGCTTGTTCAGCATAAAATTCAAGGTCTTTTCCACCAGCACCAGTGATTGCTTTTAAGTCAGCAACTTGTTGATTGAAGTCAATTAATGCTTTTGCACCAGTTTGAATCACTGAACCAATACCAAATGCAAGACCAAGTTGACCAAGTCCATTCTTCAATTTGTCCACTGCACCAGTGTAATTTCCAACATTTCGGAAATTGTCACCGACTTGTGCATCAATTTTTTTCAGTTGTGCATCTGCAAGTTGTGCTTGTTTTGTTACTTGACCATATTTTGATGCCAGTTTTGTGTATTCATCAGAATTCTTCTTTCCAGCTATTTCCAACGCAATCATTTGTGATGCAAGTTCTTTCGATGCATTCTTCAATTCACGCGTTTTGACCACCAGTTGATTGTATGCAGATGCTTCTTTCTTTGCAAGTGCTTCTGATTTGGCAATTTCTTTGTTTTTTTGCGCTTCTGCGCGTTCCAATTCACGTGTCAACTTTACTTGTTCACGCTTGGTTTTAATGCTTTCAGTGTCCGCTTTTGATGCTTGTTGTTGTGCTTTTGCACTTTCTTGAAGTCTTTTTTTGTGAAGTGCTTCAAGTTTTTCAATTTCTTGTGTTGATTTTATCAGTTGCTGGTTCGCTTTTGCCTTCAATGTTTCAATCGAAATTGCTTCTTTCATCAATTTATTCGATTCTGCTTGTGCTTTGTTCAGTTCATTAATTGACTTGGATGAATCAAATTTTGCACCACCGACTGCTTTCTTCAATGTTTCAGCAGTGGTGACCACTTCACGATTCATTGTTTCCAATGTTGTGATGGTTTTTTCAGCACTTTCACGAACCGACTTGAAAATGTCAATTTCCTTGAATATATCATCAATTCCAATCTTCTTCATGTCTTAATTTTTTGCCGTTTTTATACTCTTTTCGAATTCTTTCATCATGTCAAAATATTCACGCGTTGTGATTTTTCTGGAATCAATCCAGTGATTCATCCATTTTGATAAATGAACCAGTGTTTGCGCAATGGTCATTCCGTTTTTATTGTTGTTCACCAGACTTTCTAATCTGGAAACCTGAATTTCAACTTCTGTCAATTTGAATCTTTCCCTTGTCAGGATGTAATCAATTTCCAGAAGTGTTTTTTTATGCATTGTTTTCAGAAGTTTGATGTACATTTCAGAAAGACCAAATTCTTTGATGTAAGAATCGAAAATCTTTTCAAAGTGTAATTCATCCAAAAGTTCATTTCCTTCCTTTAAATCTTTCCTGACAAAGCAAATTTGACCACTTGTGCATTGAATCCAATTCTTCAATGGAAGTTCTTCAATGTTATTGTAGTAATTTATTGACTTCAATGATGAATCTTGCTTTGATTGCGATTGCAAGTTTTTCTTTGTTTTCATCAGTAAGTCCAATAATACCTTCACCATAGTTTTCAAAAAGGTCTGTTTTTTCACCATTTTCATCAATTTTGATTGGTTGTGCTTCAACAACAAACGCATCATTCAACACCACTATTTTCATGGATTCGTAAAATGCACCAGTGTCAAAAAGTGTGTATGGTGTTCCAGCAACTTTATCTGGATTCAACATTTCAGTCCATTCAGAATAAGTTCCAATGATGTCACCATCTTCATCTATTCCTTGTTTGAATAACTGGTCTTGTTGAATCATTTCCAGAATCATTCTTGACAATGTCTTGTCCAAAAACACCTTTTGCCAGATGTCTTGTGTCCGAATTGCGCGAAATTTGTTCAAAACTGCACCAAGTTCTGTTTGCATCAAATCCATTTCACAAAGTTACGAAAAAAGGGAACACATTTCTGCATTCCCTTTTCTTTGGTTTTATCTGTTTATTTGCTCTTTCTAATCAGATTAAGCTACAAAAACATACTTTCCAGTAAAACCTAATTTCACAACATTGATTGTGTATGAAGTGCCAGCAACAAATGCTGGTGCAGTCAATGTGTACGTTCCAAGTGTTGTTGGATTTTCGACAACAGATGTGATTACAATTGGTAAACCAGTTGTATTATTGAACAAAGTGAAATCTGCAACAACACCACCTTTGAATTTGATTGGAGTCAATGCAGTTCCATAATCCAATTGTGCTTTGAAAACTCGCGTTGTTGATGTATTTGAAACATTTACCAAATTTACATCAATAAGACCTTCCAATTCATTGAAGTTTTGTGATGCTTCTGTTGGTGTAATCATGTACATTGTTGACTCGTCAAACAATCTGTCAAAGTCAAATCCAAGCATGATTTTTGAAGTTGTTGTGTCCGTTGCGAACATATACTTCGGGTCGAAGGAAGGATTGTCAACTGGTATTGGAAACAAGTCAGTTCCAACTTTTGAACCAACAAGATTTCCAGTCACATCAACGATAAATACACCAAAATCAACACATCGATTTGTTTGCAATTTACCAAGTAATGTTGGTGAAGAATCTTCTGACCATAATTCACCAGCAAAACTTCTTTTTCCTTGACGAATGTACACCATTCTTCCAGAATTTGCTTCTTCGAAAGTTGTATCTGCTTTTGGCAATTCAACATTCTCAAAAACTGGTAGCGGAAACCATCTTTTTGTGGAATCTGCTTGATTTACTAATGTTGACCATACTGGTAAAGTTCCAGATAAATCAATTTTATTCTTTGTTCCATCGTTCGCTTTCAAAGGAACAAGAATCAATTTTGAAGTTACCGATTGAATCGGCACGCAATTAGGTCTTCCAGTGTTGGAAAGACCATTTTCGCAATTACATCCTAAAGCCATTTTTCTAATTTTTAATTTTTCTTTGCACTAATATCAGTGACTAACATTTGCAATTATTTTTGTACTTGATTAGTGTCAAACGTAATTCAACACCAGACAAGTCTGCATCCAGAATGCTTTGAAACATTCCATTTTCTTTTTCTACACCAAACCTTGAAAAAGTTAAAATTTCAAAGTCTTCAATTCGTTTAAAAACACGATTTCCATTCACTGATTCAATGAAACCATTCACAAGTTCAGTCATCGGTCTGACAACATTGTCACGATGGTCTTTTGTGTAGTAATTCCTGACATCAGTTTCATCCAAAAAGAAGATTCGAAGTTCTGATTCAAATTCGATTGTTGATTCCTTTCCAAACTGCTTGAATCTGATAAAATCCAAATACCAAACAATCGGAGTCTTTGCAGTGACATCATTTGTCACAATTGTCCATTCACGATTTGCGGACATTTTTGTTCCAGTAATGAAATATGGTTCATTTATGGAAATAGTTCCATTCAGTGGTGGGCTTGTTGAAACAATTGGTGTTGCCACAACCCATTCATCAACTGCAAAATCGATGACCATATATTCATTTCCAGAAGAATTTTTGACCTTCTTTCCTTTACGAATCCATTTTGTTTTGCAGACATCAGTTCGATTCAACGTGACATTGAATGTTCCTTCAATGGTGTTGTCGATGTCCAGAACAATTTGGTCAATAATATTTGAAATGTCTTGATTCATATCCAGTATGCAAAAAGTTTATTGATTCCATTGAATATCTTAAAGTCACCAGTTGCAATTTGTGGTGTGAAGGTTGCATTTCCAGCAATGAACAAACTATCTGTGTTCAAATATCCTTTACCATTGGTTAAAATGACCGCATTTGCTTGTGTGGTGGATGTTTTGATGAAGTTTATTGTCAATCCAGTTCCTTGACCACCAAAAACAATTAAATTATTGTATGTTCCAACTGGATTCACACCAACATTAGTCACAATCAGTTTGATAACTTGACCAACAACAAACAAATCATTCAGGTTCAAAATCATGAACTTCTGGATTGCATTGTAAGTCTTCACCGCTTCATTGTAACGCGTGTAAATCATTGAATTCAATGTGGTGACCTTCTTTGAATTTTCAGACAATTGTGTGACATTTCCAAAAGGTGTCTGTTGATTCATCTGGTCTTTGGAATACTCAAAATAAATAAAACCCTTTAACATTTCAAGAACTCCTTCTGAAATCAAAAGTTCATGCAAACTGACATTCAGATGAAAGTCACCGAAAATCTGAATGAAATTCGGTGACATAGGGACATTGTTGACATCAAGGTCTGCAATGAAATCATCAAAAAGTGTTGCACCAAACATTTCAATCAAATACTTTTTTTCGTATCTGTCAATGTAGTCTTGCAGTTTTGATTGGTCATAAAGACCAGTATGCAATTCATGTTTTCCAGTGAAATCTTGTGGTGTTAAAAACATCTTTTTTATTTTTTAAGTTTTCCAATTTTCAGTTTCAAGAAGATTTTCAGCATTTCGCCAGTAATCTTCCAGATTGTTCCTTTTGGCATTTGTTCACTTCCAAAAGATTCAAACTGGTATTCTTTTGAATCATCAATTTCGATGTCCAAATTTATTCCATCTTCTGTCTTTTTGAAGTGTGCATCGACTTTTTTTGTGTCAACATCTATTTCAACATTCCCTTCTGCATCACGATGGATTTCAACATCAACATTTTTGGTGTCAATTAGAATGTCAATCGGTTTTTTAACTTTTTTAGGTGTATTCATTTGATGCTTTTTTTAATGTGATTATACCTTTGCGATTGCAGTGATTGCAGTTGCTATTGTTCCGCGAACAAATGCATTTACATCATTCAATTTCACATAATGAACTGCACGCGCTTCTGCAAGAATTGTCACCATGTTTCTTGCGAAATCATCGTTTACATAACCAACTTGAATGTTCACGTTTTCACGAATGCGAAGGTTTGATTTTGTCATGTCACCAACAAGGAAATTTCCAGCAGTCATGTAAGTTGTTGAAACAACAATCAGACTTGCAATTCTCATGTCACCATTTGGTGAAGGATAAAAAATCGGTGTTGTATATTCACCAGTTGTTGTTTTTGTCAACTGCATTTTTGCAACATCAACTGGATGCAAAACAACGTGTGTTGGTTCGAATTTAGCACTTTGAATCTGTGACATCGCAACACGAATAACATCAAGAATGTTTGCAGATGGTATTGTCAAAGCGAATGTTCCAGCAGAAAAAACTGGTGCGAAAGAAAGAATTCCTTCCAAATCAGTTCCACCAGCACCATTCAAGATTGAATTGTCCATTGAAGAAAGAACACCTTGAACCAAGTCATTGTTGATTTCGTTCTGGATGAATGATAAATCAGACAACATTTCTTTGGAAACCTTCACCATTCCAGCAACTTTTTTCACTTGCTTGGAAACTTCTGTGTATTTTTCTTCGTATTCTGTCTTCAATACACTTTCAGCAACCCATGCACCAGATGGTTGTGCAGTTTGTTGGATGTACGTAACATACATTGAATTTGTTGTTCCGCGATTAACGGCAAATTGTAACAAGTTTGCTTGTCTTGCAATACGATTCACATCAGTGTCAAGTTCAGACAATGCACGCGTTCCAGTGTAGTCACCAGCAATCGTTGTGTCTGCTTTCACTTCAAGGTCAACACTTTTTCCTGACTTGATTGACTCCATGTTCAATTCAATTGATTTCACGATTTGTTCGCTGAAACCAAGTGCTTTTGGTGCATTGTGAAATGCTTTTTCGGACATTGCTTCAAGTTTTCCTTCCATCTTTGCAATTGCTTTTTCGATTTCAGAACTTTTTGTTTCAAGACTTTTCAATCCATCAACATCACTTTTCAATGCAGTTACTTCTTCTGATGTTACCATCGAAGTCATTTTTTCTTGAATCAAGTTGTTTAATTTTTCGACAACTTGTTCTGGTGTTAAATTTTCCATTTTTTGGATGTTTTTTTTGGTTAATTACTTCAAACTATTTACTACAAATGACCAATCAAAGTCTGGTTTTATCGACTTGATTTCTTCTGAATGACCTTTTACAATCGGTTCAGTTTCTGCAAGTGACACCAGTTGCTGGTTCAAATATTTTATTTTCATTTCTATTTCAAACAATCGGTCATCAGTTCCTTTTCCATTGACCAATGATTTCACCAGAAGGTCAATTTCACCTGAAATCTTCTTTGCAAAATCCATTTTATCTGCTGACTTCATTACTTCGACAACATTTGTGTATTCATTTGCGCCAAAAGTGACTGCTGAACCTTCCCACAACATCAATTCTTTGATGTCATAAAATCCACCAGATGGAAGTGTTTTATCTTCAATCCACTTCATCTTGTCTGCCATGTATTTGAAACCGATGGAATGTTCACGAATGATTCCTTCTTCATAATCTTTCCATGCATCTTCACCGATTGTTGATGTTCCAAGTTGACCGACTGCAAAAAGACCGATTTCATCTTCACCAAGTTGATTGAACTTTCCGATTTGCCTTGTCCAATCATGGTGACGCAAGAAAGCAATTTTTCTGTTTGATGATGAATTCACACCATGTTCTTGAATCGATTTCGTGAATGAACCTTTGCGAATCAAATCAAAATCTGAATCAATAATGTCAAATTTTGCTAAATATATGGCAACTTCACGTTTTCCAGCATCCATGTCTTTGACTTCGAATGCTTCTTTTGTTGAATAAAGTTGATTTTCTTTCATGTTTATTTTATTAATAGTATTACAAAAATGCTTCCAATCACATAACCAATCGACAAAGCAATTGCCATTTTGATTCTTTCAGACCAAAGTTTTGATTCCACCATGTAACCGATAAAAGGCAAACCCAAAAAAGGCGAAATGAAAGCAAAAAACATCATTCCAAATACATTTTTTTCTGTCACATACGTGATGTAAAATGTGGAACATATTTCAATGATTAATGCTGAAAATGCGATAATAAAAAACTTCTTCATTTATACAAAGTTAGTGTTTATTTACAATCCAAGCAGTGCTTTCATTTCATCTGATGACATATCTATTCCAAGACCATTCAATTTTTCAAGTGTTTCTGCTTTCAACTTCATGGTTGTTGCGATTGCAACTTCATCATCTTGCATTACTGGAAGATGGTCAAATTCTGCAATCAGTTTCAATCCTTCATCTGTCAATCCACATTGTTGACCGATTGAATCGTACATCTGTTGTGTTTCTGGAATGATTGTATCTTGATATGTCATTCTGATTGAATCGCGTACATTTGTGAATGTTGCGCCTTTTTCAGTTGAAAAGATGTTCAAGGACATTCCGAATGTGTCAATGATGGCAATTTTGTCTGCACTCAATTCTTCAAACAACATCAAGTCTTTTGTAGGAAAACTCATTGGTTTCCAGTCAACTTGACTTTCAGTGATTATCAGTTCATCCTTCTGTCTTCTGAACCAGTCTTTTTGAATCTGTTTCTTTTCTTCTGGTGTCATTGGAATAGCACCACCCATGTCATTGTTTTGTGTGGACAAAATACCAATTGCACCAATGTTTTCCAGAAGGACATTTCGTTTGTGATAAGATGCTTTGATGTTTGACAATGGATATTTCAATGATTCCATTCGTGAAACTGGCTTCACAATGTTCATTCCATCGTTTGTCATCAAGTAAATCAAATCAGTGAAGTCAATTGTTTCAGTGTTTTTGTCATCGTATTGGAAAACGAATGAATCAATCAAACCTTCTTGTTCCATTTGCTTCAATTTCTTTCCTGAAAGATTGATTTGAATCTTGTTGGAAGGTAACGGAACAAACAAATTTCTGATGTCGAATGACCTTTTTGGTGCATATATGAACGAATTTGAATAAAGTGCATCTTGAACTGACAAGGAATAAACCAAATCAGACCATGATTGAACTGGATTTGGCTTCTTCAATACTTCACTGAACCAATGATTTGTAACTTCATTTCCATCTGCATCAACAAGTAATGGGACATTTGATGCCATCATTGATGCGCGTCTGTCAATTACCATTCGAAGTTCAGGAATTTCCAGATACAATTTCCACCAGTCATTCGTGTCAATCCAGACTGCTTCTTTCACACCCCAAATTTGGTTTACGAATGGAAAGATTCGTTTCATGTCATCAAGAATTCGATTGTCTGAACTATTTCCCAAACCGAAAAATGCATCAAAAAAGTTAACATTCATATTTTTGTGATTTGATTTTTACAAAGTTAGTGAAGATTTTTGAACATTGATTGAACAAATATTGAAAGACCAGCACAACAATCTGGTGCATCATCGTTCTTATTTCTTCCTTCTTTGGTGAATGACAACAAATTCTGGATGAAAAGTTCTTGATTTTGGTCACCAGTTTTGACAAATATGAATCGATTCTGGATGAATGCACTTTGCATCATGATTCTGGTCATCTTGTTGACTGAATTATGCACCAGAAGGATTCTTGATTTGGTTTCTTTTTGAAGACTTCTTCCAAACATTGCGCCAACATTGTTTGATTCAACGCGACAATAATTGACATTCCATTCATTCAGTTTTTGTGCAACCAATGGAATGGTCACATCTGTATTTTCCCGACTGAAAACATAATCAACGATGTACAATTCATTTTTGATTATTGCGCATATTGCAAGTGCAGTGTAGTCAATTCCAGCATCTGCAACATCAACATAACCGATGCAACCTTCAATCTGGTCTTTAATCGCATCAAATTCATCCTTTCCGATGGTTTTAATGTCAGTGAATGTCCTTCCAGCAATGTCAACTGGTTCTTGTTGATATTCTGCACACCATATTTCATTAGCAGTCTTCTTTCGTTTGTCCAGATATTCATCAGTTGACATGACTGCTTCACAAAATGATTGGTCTTTTTCATCCAGTGCTTTGACCATTATGGTCTTCTGGTATGAATGCGATTCGATATTCCTTCCAATTACATCATTCAATGACCAACGCGTTCCGATGTCAATACGCGCACATCCTCTTTCAAACCTTGAATCATGCGTTGATTCCTTCCATGAGTTGATTCGGTCATTGATTGTGTCTGACAATGCATCTTCAATTCCGCGATAAAGGTCATCTGTTATTGCCACATTGGATGCACCAAAACCGATGATTGTTCCACCTACACCAGCACCAAAGTATGCGACTTGTTTTGACTTATTGGTGTTCCATCCTTGAAGGTTAGATTTGTCATCTGACAAGACTACATCGGTGAATATTTGTTTGAATTTATCTGATTTCACGATTGTCCTGACATCGTAACTGAATTTCAAGAATAGTGTTGCCGTACATGTGTTACGCATCACTGACTGGTCTGGATTCCTTCCAGTTGTCCATGCACAAAACAAGGATGTAATATAAGATTTTCCCGCACGTGGTGGAAGACTTACTGACAATGATGTGATGGTTCTTTCTTCGATTTCTTGAAATGCATCTGCAATTTCCTTTAAGAAAGGTCTGGAAATGAAGAATTGTTCGTCATAATGAAGACAGAACACCCAGAATTGTCTTCTGCACAATTCAAACTTCAATAATTCCTTTAATTGTTGCGACTTAATCGATTGATTTTGTGTCATTTTCGTTCAAAAGATTGATGATGTCATCGGTGGAAAGACCAGAAAAGTCTGGTGAAGTGTTCTGAACATCAAGTTGTGACCTTTCAATGTAGCCACGTTTCTTTCCTTGAGTCTTCAAAAAGAAGATTATCATGGTATCTGAACCATTTTTGATGCGTTCAAACATCTTCGATTCAACATAGTCAAGTGCAGATTCACGTATGTCATCCACTTCCTTCTTGAATGCTTCATCTTCCTTCATCCACTTATAAAATGTTGACCGATGCAATTGTACTGCATTTATTGCAGTTGTGACAACACCATTTGCTTGTGTCAATGCTTCAATCATTTGACTTTTATAGTTGTCTATATTGTTTTGATTCATTTGATTAGTTTTTAATCAATATACTGGTTAAAATAGTCATCAATGTTTTCGTGGCACATACACGCGCATTCATTCCCAGCAATGAAGTCTTTTCGCCTTTGTGCTTGTTCTATTTCTTTGGCTTGTTCAAAGTCTTCAATTGAATAGTCAAGACCTCTTTCAATTAATCTATTTGCAAACCATTCAAGTGGTGTTTGTTCCATGTTTATCTGTTTTAATTTTAATTGATGCAGTTTTCAGTTGTCCATCAAGATGATGATGTCATCTGGAAAATTGATTGATGTCCTGAACAAAAAGTCTTCTGCATCGTTTTCATCCAGACCGAATGATTTGACCACTTTCATCATCTTTTTCCATGAATAAATGTCATGACCTTCACTTGATTGTCCTACAATGCAAAACATATACTTTTCTGACATTTCTTGGTTATCATTGAAGGACAAGTCAATCAAATCTTCATCATTTTCATCCATCAGAACAACATTAGTGTTAATTTAACCAGAATGACCATTGCAACCACTGCAATGATTCTGATGAAAGACTGGATGATGTTATTGACATTGTCAAACCATTTTCTGATGGTCAATAATTGTAAATGTGGTAAAATGACCAGAATCTGTCGGTCAATGAAGAAAATTGCAAGAAGTATTGGTGTCAATACTATTCCGATTATAATCTTCAAAATTTCTTTTTTTTTCATGTGTTTGTTTTTAAGTTAAAACAATGATGGTGCATCCAAACCCAAACAGAAAACCGAAAGATGCACCACCATTTGAAAACAATCAATCCTTGCAAAGATAAGAATCTTTTTGTTTAAATGTGATTGAATGGATTTGACCTTCAAACTTGATTTTCTTCACTGGAATGTCATTGAATTCAAGAAATTTTCTGAATGTTGACATATTTTGTTTGATGGCATTTTCCTTCCATAGTATTTCGCATTTATTGGAATGACCGAATTCATCACTGAATGTGACTGCATCGAAGTCAATTCCATAGCCAGAAAGAAGACATTTGATTGTTCGTTCTGTGGGAAATCCATTTTCACATTCAATTTCGCATCGAATTATTTTCATTTTCTTTGATTTAAGACATTTCAATCACCAATGTGAACCAATGACATCATTTTTGATTTTTTGTTTGTCAGATGTCATCATTTGTGTGTATTTCACCATCATGCGATGTATATTCCGAACGCAATTTATTTTTTTGTTCACTTTTTTGATACATGAAATAGATTTGTGGGAAATTTAACCTTTCCATGATTTGATTTGCATACAATTCTGCTTCTTTTGAATCATTGTGAAGAAGAAATGATAATGTGTTTGTGCATGACATGATTTTTGATGCAGTTTTCCACATTGGAAGTTCATTCATCATCTTCTGGTTCAGGAAAATGTATGGTCTTCCATTTATTGGTGAATAGCCACAAATCGATTTGATGTAGACTTCATGTTGTTTGACAGATTTTTCCGCATCAAACAGATTGAAATTTTGAATTTGCGAAACATTAAAGTATTTGAATAAATCTGTTTCGTCTGGGCTTACCAAGACAATAAAATCTTCAATGAAAGTGTGAAAGATGTGTTTTTCAAGCATTTTTTTATGTTTTTTAATCGTTAATATACGGAATTTCAATCTTGAATCCTTCCATGTTTTCAGGAAGTTCAATTTCTTTTTCTTTGTCAATTTTTTTACTGACACCATTGACCATGACAAATTCATGTTCTGGAAAAAGAACACCTACCTTGATGATGTTCTTTTTTGTATTGTTTTCTGATTCCATTGTCTTTTTTTTCAAAGTTAGTGACTTATTTTTAAAGGTCAAGAACACGTGAAGGTCTTCCAGAATACATTGTTGACCAGATTGTCAATTCTTCATCGAATTGCAGTTCATCATGGTCATCGAAATCAAAACCGAATGCAGTGACATCTTCATTGATGATTTCTGCAATCAGATTGCAAAGAAGATTGGTGTTTCTTTCATTGATGTCAATTTTGTGCGTTCTGGTGTCATCAAATTCAAAAGAATGCAATGTGACATCGATGTCATCAAATCTTCCATTTCCATCATGTGACCTTGCGTTGATGTCAAAGTTGAATTGAAATATTAAATCGGTTCTTCCTTTAAATTTGATTGTTCCGAATCCTTCATCATTTTGGAAGGATTCGATTTCAAGTGTCCAGTTTTTATTTGTCATGATTTTAATTGTTTTGTAAGGTCATCAAGTTGACCTTGAAGTTCATTGATTTTTGACTTGATTTCTTCATTTTCTTCATCAATAACAATTGCCTTCAATTCAAGTTGTTCAATTTCTTTTGTGCTTTCTAAAATAATGAAGTTCATTTCTTTCAATGTAGTTAAATAACCAAAGGACATTTTTTTTGAATATTGCGCAACTTCAATTGTTTTTCGATGGTCACTATAAATTGCAAAATATACTGCCCATTCTTTTTTGTTGTAGTCTGAAAAATACAACCTGACTTCCATTTTTTTTCCTTCAATTGGAAGTGTTGTGAATCCAGTATTAAAATTGTGTTTTTTACCATGATTTGCAAATCTTTCTGCAAGGTCAAGAAATTGTTGTTTGATTTTTGGTGTCATGATTTTCTATTTTTAAGGTTTGAAAGACTGGTGTGATAATCACACCAGTCTTATTTTATTTGATTAAAGTGTTTTTGATTTGATTAAGAATCTGAAATGTGGTCTTACAATTTCACCACAAGCAATGATTGTAAATGCATGAACTTGTTTGTTTCCATCAGTCAAAGTAATATCAATTCCTAATTCCATCAAAACACTTTTCACATTCATTTTGTCAAGATTCATGTCAAGATTTGTAATTGCATTAGCAATTTTCATCAATGAATTATCAAAAGATTTTGAAGTCTTCTTCATTTCAGATGCAATCCAGAAAGATTTGTTTTCTTCAATTTTTGCTTCAATTTGAGAAAATGATTTATAAGCGCGATTGTCAAATTTTTCTGGTGTGCTTGCCATTAATCTTGCACAAGTATGGATTTCATACGTTATTGCTTGAAACTTTTTTGAAAGTTCCATTGCTTCCCAATACAAAACACCTTCTGGAAGATTTTCAGATTTTAATCTTCCGTATTTGTCAAGGAATGGTTCTACATTTAATTTAAAGTCAGAAATAATTTGAATTTTTCTTTTAAATTCTATTTGCAACCAGTTTTCAACGATTTGCAAATACTCTTTTTTGAAGTTTGCAGTTAATTCTGAAACAACATTAAATGTTGTAATTGCTTGATTCTCTGTGTTTTGTGCGTTTTTCATGTTCTTCTGTTTTTCAATTGGTTTCCACAAATATACTTTTTTTTCTTTGTTATAACACAAAACACAAAAAAAGATGCACTTTTTTTTCATGCATCTTCTTTCTTTTATTTTTGATTCAGAAATTCACCAATCTTTTCAAGTGTGCTGGAATGCATTCCTTTCTTCTTGTCTTTGGTATTCATAAACTCCCAAAGATGTGACTGATGAATCTTTGCGTTTCTTGCAAATTCTGTCAATGTGATTAAATTCTTGTCAATGTGTAATTGAATCATTTTCTTCACATTTGCGTTCAGGTCTTTTAGTTCTTCTGATTTCATGTATTTTGTTTTTTAAAATGAAAGGTCATCATCTGCATCTGCATCAAGAAATGCAGACAATGGTTTTTTTTCTGGTTGTTCAGGAACGATTGACTTTTGTTCCATCTGCTGGAATGTTTTTTGTTCAAAAGATGTTCCAGATGCATTTCCATAATTGATTGACCATGCTTCAATTGAATTGAACCATTTTTTGACACCTTCTTTTGATGTCCATGACCTTCCACGAATGTTGATTGATGCATCAACAATGTCACCGAATTTTAGATTGTTTAGAAGGTCACATTTGTCTTGCGTGACTTGAAGTTGAATTTCTTGTGGATATTGTCCTTCTGTCTGAATTACGAATTCACGTTTTTTGAATTTTTCAGACATCACTTCAAGTTGTCCGATGTGGATGATTTGTCCAGATATTTTCATGATTTGCTTTTCCATTTTTTCTTTGTTTTTTATTAATTAAATTATTGAATGTAAACTTGTGTAAATGATGCGACATTCTTCAATTCGCGCTTTCATTTTGTCAATTACTTCTTCATCTGCTTTGATGATGAATCTTTTGACGCGTTTTTCATCTGGTACATTTCCGAATGTCATTTGTTGTCTGATGACCATGTCAAAATGGTCTTCAATTTCAGTTTGCGTGAAATCTTCAAAAATTGGATTTCCAAGATTCTTCCAGACTGCACGATTTACTTCATCCATTATCATTTGTTCTGGTGAATCAGTCAGGCAATACACCAATTCGCATTGGCTTTTGTTTGTTAACCAACAATAAGACATCATTTGATAAAAATAGTCTTGATTAGGAATGTCAGTTTCTGAATCATCTGCATGAAATATTGGAAAAGTCAATGCATTCCATGAAGACTTCACATCTGCAAGAACTGCTTTTGTGTTGATGTCAGGTTTTCCAGTGATGAAATCATTCACCAATCTTTGTTGTTCAGTTTCTGCATCGACATCAAACCAGTTTAAAACCTTCGATGCAAGTCTGATTGATGTCTTTTCATTTTGGATTCCTTTTTCCAGATACTTTGAAGTGATATCCTTCCTGAAACCATACTTGTCAAATAAGACAATTTCTTTCAGTGCAGTCAGTGCCGTTGCACCCAGTTTTTTTCCACTTCTGTCATTTGTCATCAACTTTCCAATTTGTGATGCGCGCGCGATGAATTGATTCTTTTCCATGATTAATTGTTTTTTTTGTTTTTAAGCGTTGATTGAATTGATTGTGACCATTTGTTCTGATGTAAGGTCAAAAGTGTTTAAAACTTCTTCTTTGGTGTATTGACCAGCATTCACTGCACCAAGTATTGAAATGAATTGATGTTCATTCAGTTTTTTCTTCTGAATTGGTTGTGCTGGTGCTGATGGTGTTTGTTTTACTTGACCTTTTGCATCAATATCTTCATCTTCACTGAAAACTGCTAACATTGAAAGAAGACAATATCTTTTGTAATATGTGAATTTTGCACCATCAGTCTGAAACAAATTCATTCCTTTCAATTCGATTCCAGATGGAAGGATGAAGTCACTTTCAAGTGATTGTCCAAATTCAGTGTGAAAAATGATTGTCTTCAAATTTCCATTTCCATGAATCAATTGCGTGAAACCGATTTTGTTCTTGTGAAGAATTGGTCTGATGATTTCAATCGTTTTTGAAAGTTCCGCGTAATTATAGCCAAAACCCTTTTTTCCTTTCGGAATTATTGGACATTCAGATTGAAATTGTGCCAGTGCTTTGAATAGTTCAATTTTTGTTTCTGTTTTTTGCATTTCGAATTCCATTATTTTAATTGTTTTTAGTTAGAAAATTGATTTCTTCATCAAAAAGTGTCTTTGTGTTAAAAATGACCATGAATGATGTCACTGCTTCTTTCCAGCACACTTCGACATCTTTTTCAGACATTTCATCCAAAACAAACATTCGCGTCATTACATAGAATTTAATGAACATTTTTTCTTCCACACCTTTAAGAATCAAATCTTCAATTGATTTCATGACTTCTGACAACACTTTTTGTTCAGATTTTTTAGTTGATGCTTCATGCTTTTGACCGATGGTGTACATTAATTTTTCCATCGGTGTCAATTCATTGATTTTTTTTGTGTTTTCCACTGATTCTGCTGGATTGATTTTTTTTCCTTTTGACATTTTTTTAATATTTCATTGTAAATAAAACAAAGCCAAATATTTTGACTTCAAAGATTTTTTCTTTTGTTTTTGCAGTTCGTTTTTGTTTCTGCTTCTGTGGTGCTTCCAGAATATCATTTTCAATCAATTCAGTAACAAATGAAGAATCAACTGGTGTTTCTTGCTTAATGCGTTTAGTTGTAACTTCTGAAATTTGTTCTGAAACGCGTTTGTTCCAATCTTCGACTGATTCAAAATCCATGATTCGTTGTGGCGCATGATTTTTTGGTTCTGATGTACCTTTCGTTGTTTTTGTCACTTTTTTCTTTGAAGGGACATTGAACAATGATTTGACTGAATTCACCATCTGTGATGTTGGTTCAATTCCAATCCAAAACAAACCATGTTCACTTTCATTGATGATTCCAAGTTGCTTCAATTTTGAAATTGAATAGTGTGAAATACCAATTTCATTTGCAATTCTGGATGTTTTGACTTTTGGATTCAAATCAATTTCCATTTTGATTCTTTTGAATGCATCCAAGTATTCTGATGCAGACTTCTTTGGTCTTCTGGTGTGCTTCTGTTTTTCCATTTTATATTGATTTATTGATTACTTAATTGAACATATTTGAATACAACATGGTTGTGTTTTTCATCACATCCATCATTGCTTTGTGTAAATTTTTAGCAAGTCTTTCTTCATCATCTTTTTTCATGCTGAATTCCATCACGATTGAATCATGATTGTCAAATTCATTTAAAAACATTTCTGGATGCTGAATTTTCATGAATTCTTTCACTTTTTCACATTCAGTGTGATTTCTTACTGAATACTTTTTGCAATCTTCAATGGTGTTTTCCAATGACTTAATTAATGCAAGTGCTTGATTTTCAACTGATTGTGTATTTTTAACCTTCATAATTTCTGTTTTTTCTTTCAAAGATATACTTTTTTTCTTTCTTGATTCACATTTAAGAAAATAAATATCAGTTTAATCGCATTTTTTTGATTAGGTTTTTCATTTCTTCCATCAGTTCAATGATTTCATGTTTCATGTAACGTGAAGGAATCTGACTTTTCATTTCCAGTTGTTCCAGTTCTTCATGATTGATTCGTTTTGTGATGTTTTTTCGGTATTCATGGACATTTCCGCGAAGGTGTTGATTGCAGTGTACACATTGACCATGAATATTTGTCAAATCGAATCTGACTGATGGATAAGAACCGACTGAAAAAAAATGTCCAGCATCAAATTTTGCTTTTAGTGGCTTATTGCAAGAAATACATCTTTTGCTTCTGTCACGCAATCGAATAAATGTATTCACCAGTTTTTGATATTCTTGCAAATAGTCTTGCAAGGTCTTCAATGATTCCTTCTTTTCCTTCCATTTGATGTTGTCATCCAGTTTCTGGTTCTTCTTGATTTTTGACAACTTTTCCATTGCTTCAATCAATTTGCAATCGGTATTCCAGCAGAACTTTTCCAATGTGCTGAATCTTGGTTCAAATGGAATTTTGCAGTTTTTACATTTCTTCATGGTCAAATATTGATAATTGATTTTTATGAATCAAAATTATTTCTTCGTTTTTAAGCATTCTAATGAACTTTTGATTGTTCATGACATGATTCTTCATTTCTGATTCAAAGTGCTTGTCAAACCATTCAAAAGCGTAACTGGACAAATCATTTGCATCATCAGAATAAATGATTTGTTTGTTTTCAATGATTTGCGCTTTCATCAGATGAATTTTGATGTCTTCAAATCAACAACCATTTCCCAGATTCCAAGTTCACCTTCACGATTTTTTGCAATAAGCAATTCGCACACATTTGTTGAATCATTTCCATTGTATGTTTCAGTTTCACCATAGTATTCAGGTCGGTGAAGGAATGCAACAATGGATGCGTCTTGTTCGATTTCACCGCTTTCTTTCAAGTCTGGCAGTGATGGTCTTTTTCCCATTTTTGAAGAATCACGTGATAATTGTGCAAATGCAACACATGGAATCAGAAGATTCTGACAAATTAATTTCAATCCATTACTGATTTCACTTACAACTTCATATCTTGACCTTGATGATTTTGGTTGTATTTTCTGAATGTAATCAACGAAAAACAAATCAATCTGATGTTCACGTTTCAATTTATTCATTTCAGATGCAATGTCATTGATGGAATGTGAACCTTCAAAAATAAAAATGTCCTTCCAGATGTCAAGTTCTTGAATTGCATAAATTCTTTGCATTTCTTCTTCGTTACAATTTCCGTATTTTATCTTGTTTGAATCGATTCCAGAAATGTTTGCCAAAATTCTTCGAACCATCTGTTTTTTTGTCATTTCCAAAGCAAAAAATGCAACTTTCTTTCCTTGAAATGCCATTTTTATCAAGGTGTTTACACCAAATGCAGTTTTTCCCATAGCTGGTCGAGCGCCAACAATCATCACATCAACTGCTTCCAGAAGGACAACTTGATTCAGAAATGAATAACCTATTCCAGTGCCACAAATGATTCCTTGTTTTGCATCAAGATGGTCTTTTACAACATCAAAAATGACATCCACATTGGATTTTTCCTTTTTTTCTTCAAATTTCACATCATTTCCAGATTGAATGATTTCTTGGAATTTTGTCAATGTCAAATTTTCTGATTCCAGAAGAACATCAATCTGATTTCTGATTGAAAGTGCTTTTTCAAACACAAGTTCTTGAATACATTGTTCAAACATTGATGACAATCGAAGTGTGCTGGTCAATGAATACGATTGTGAAGTCAATTGTGAAATCTGAACAACAATCTTCTGGTCAAACCATCCATTTTCTTTGAATTGCATTGTGATTGTCAATAAATCAATTCCTTTCTTTTCCTTGATAAGTTGACCAATTGCTTGATGAATTCTTTTTTGAAATCCAGTTTTCAAAAATCGTTCATCGATTCGATTATATGTTTCAATACAATCTTCTTTGGATTGGTGCATCATCAAACCAAATATTTGTTCAATTACTGCCTTCATAGTGTTGGAATGTATTTTGTGGAATTAATCTTCATTTCTTCGATTTCATCATTCCAGCATTCACCATTTAACCATGTCAGAAGATTCTTTCTGAATTTTACATCTGGTGTTGACCTAACATATTTTTTTGCTTGTTCCTGAATGAATGTTCTTTTTGATTCTGGAATCTTTTTCCATGATTTAAAACATTTTGATTTGTCAATCTTCTTTCCGTATTGATTCCAAAAAATATCAAAAAGAACGATGTCATTTACATCAGTTATTTCTTTTTCCTTTTCTTTTTCCTTTTCTTTTTCCTTTTCGTGGTTATTTGGGTTCGCTTCGGTTTCATTCGGTTTCAAAATAACCATGTCGGTTTTTTCGGTTTCTGCTTTCTTTGGTCTTCCACCAAACTTTCCATTTTCACGATTTTTTTCACACTTCAATTCATATCTTTCAAGGTCACGCGTGAATTGATTCTTGAAAGGAATAAAAGCCATTTTCATTGCGAAATCAAGTTCTGGTTCTATTCCAGAATTGAAGTCACGTATGGCTTTGAAAAGGATTCCTGATTGTTCATTTGTCAGTTCATCCAGAACGGAAAGTGAATCCATGTGCAGAAAGAATGTTGTTTTTTTCATGATTGATTGTTTTGATTGTTTTTGCAAATATACTTTTTTATTTACATTGAAGATTTCCTGACTTGATGCCAGACACCATCAATTTCAATTTCTTTGTAATCAGATTTGTCGATGTATTCCATTGAATAGGTCACTAATGAACTTTGATTTTTAAATTCATTATATTGACTCCCATTCAGTAATTGATTTGACAACATGGTCATTGTAGATTGAATGTCAGAAATATCATCAATCTGAATTTTGATGGAAATTTCCTTTTTTTTCTTGATGTATTCAATCATGATTTCTGTCTGATTTCAAGATAATCAAGATACAATTCCAGATTGAATGAACCACCTTTGTCATCGCATTGTGTCAATGATTGGTTCTTCCAGAATTTAATGCATTGCATGATATTTTTTGGATAAGGAATGAACACATTTTCTGCTTGAATGATTTTCGATTTGATTGTTGAATTTTTCATTTTTGAATGATTTTTAAGGTTAATTAATATGCTTTGAAATTCTTGATTTTTACTACATCGTTATGTCTGCATTCAGCAAAATAATCATTTGCTATTTTAACTGCATCTTGTTTTGATGTACACCATGTTATTTTTTCTTCAATAACATTATTTTTTTTGTCTAAAAATTGGAATTTGTAAGGATTCATTTTGTTCTGTTTTAAAATTGATTAATAGTTTGGATATTTTCTTTTTGATTGAAATTCAATTGATTTTTGTAAATATTCTTGTGATTTATTCCAAAATTCAATTGCATCATTTTTAACTGAATCAATCAATGTCAATAATGCTTCACGATTTTCTGACTTGACATCTTTTAATCTATTTTTTAAATCCAGATAATCACATTTGTAGTCATTTGCTTCTTTCAAATATTTTTTATGTGCCAGAAACAAATCCATGTATTGAATGTTTTCAATTTCATTTTTTGTTGCTTTTCCGTTTGTCATGTATGTTGGATAAATCATGTTTTCTGTTTTAAGATTGATTAATTAATATTTTGTATTGAAAATTTCGTTTCCAATCTGATATGCAATTGTGACATTGTCATCTGATTCGATGTGCTTCAAAACATACTTCATTGATTTGATGACATGAATCCATTTTTCATTGTAGATTTTTTTGTCAAAACATAGTTCAAACATTTCTTCAAAATGCTTTACTTCATACAATTTTATATTCAAACCATTGAAATTGAAAATGGTGTCATTGAACAATGTCACATCAGACAATGAAAGTGAAACGAAAGAATAAAATTCTTTTTTCATTTGTGCTTGACAAACTACTTCAAAATGTTGTGCAAATTTAAGGTTGTTTTTCAATGTAATTAACTGATTTTCAAGTGATTGTGTTGTTTCTGTTGTCATAATTTCTGTTTTTTTTGTCACCATTGACATCACAAATATATACTTTTTTTCTTTCTTGATACCAAGAAGGTGAAAAAAAACCAAAGAAACCATCATGGTTTTTGAAAAACCCAATGAATTCAATGGTTTGAAAATAAAACTTTTTTTATATTAGAATTCTTTCAATAAGCAATAAGAAACAATTTTTTGTGGTTTTAAAAGTTGAATGATTTCTTTGTATTTGGCATTAACAACTTGACAACCCAAAGACCATCCACCAATAAATTTTTTAACTTCTTTGATGTCAAAATCGTATGTGTTTGCATGAAAATTTATTCCACAAATCACTGGAATGGAAAGACCTTCTTCAATCTTCTGGTCTTTGTCACCATCGCGTGAAATCAGAAATGGTCTGACTTGCTTCAATGCTTCCATTTTTCCTTTGTGAAGACCGAATTTCCATACATTGTAATAAAATTCATTTGTCTTGATTACGGCAACACCTTCTGAATTATAGTCATCGTAATTCATCAAACCATTCTTTCCAGCATTGGTTGTTCCAGATGTCACCATGATGAATTGTTGACCTTTAAAAATGTAGAATTTATCATCAAATACATTGAATGTATCTTCTTCTGATTGAACACCAAGAATCCAGAAATCTTGTGGAAATCCATTGAATGATGGAAGTGATTTTACTTTGTTCAGCAATTGTGAATCGGTGTAATTTTTAACCATTTTTCTTTTTTCTATAAATTAGTGCAGAAATGACAAACGTGAACACAAGAATAACCATGAATTTTTCAATTGGTTTGTGCGAATCATCTTGAATGAATTTTTTTACTTCACGTTCAATCAAATTTTCGATGATGATTGTGTCCTGAATAACCAGATGACCATCAACTTCTTTAACATCATGTTTGACAATGGTGTCAGAATACAACAATGAATCATCATTTTGTATTGTTTTTATCGATTCTGAAAGACTTTTTGAATATTCTTGGATATTCATATCATTTGCTGAATAAAGTTCAGCAGATGCAATCAGAACGAAAAGAATTGAAATCATTGTTTTTTTCATTTTTCTTTGTTTTTATAATTGAATTTTCTTCGAATCCATTCAATGATGATGTCATAAAAATCATTTACAAATTCGTCAAGTTTTTCTGTTACTTCATTTGCAATCCACCCAACACAAAACGAAATCAAAATGATGACTTTCTGTGGAACATCATTGAAAAACATTTCAATCAATCCAGTAATCGCATATGTCAGGACACCAGCAATCAACATTCCGATAATTATCGTTGATTTACTGAATTTTTTTTTCATTCCTTTTAAAAATGCACCAATCACTCCGATGCACATTGCAATTAAATCAGTAAAATTTTCAATTCCTTTCATTTTTTTTAATTTAAAAAAGGTCTGGATGGGTATGAAAAAACAATCCTACTATGCGCATTTGTAGGTATATTCAACCAATCCTTCAAAACTATTTGAAAAAATGTTTAAGTCCATCTTTTCAGATAAAACAAGTTTTCAAATAGCCAAAGGTATAAGCATACAATCCCATCCAGATTCCTTTTATATCAATTTATATGTAATTTTTCTATTATCCAAACTTGAAACAATTTGAATTTTTGCTAATGAATTTGTTTCATGAATCAATTCGTTAAATTCATTTAATATTCTTATTCTAAATTGCAAAACAACCAATCCTTGATATTGACTTCTATTTGTGTTTTTTCGATAACCTTTCGGCTTTGGAAACCATCTTTTCCCACCCAATCCATCATTTATTCCACCAAAATATTTGTTAGCTTCAATGGGAACATGAATCAATGCATTTCTTTCAATTGGAATTTCTGATTTTCGATTGTTTGCCAATGCATCATTAAAAGATTCGTGATAAAATTTTGCTGGATACCAAACTTTAATTGTGTCAATAAATGGATTTCCATCATCATCTATATTTATGACATTTTTACTTTTTTTCCATTCTCTGGGTTTGTACCTATCAATTAATAACACATATTTATTTCCATTTTCAAAGTTTAAGTGTGAAAAGTCAAACAAAAGTCTTGCTTCATTCACATCTGATTCAGGAATGTAATCATTTATTCCTGAAACTCTTAATTTCAAAGGAACATCCGCTTTGTTATTAAATGCAATTTGCAAATCTGATTGTTCAGCAATGTCACCAGTTATTCCACCCCATTGAAGATTTATTTTACCTGAATTTCCAGTGTTTTTTGCAAAATATGCAAGATTTTCATCAAAACTTTGAACTATGTTTTGACACAAAAATTGATTTTCAACAAGATTTATTATTCCTTCAAGTATTACTTCACTAAATTTCTGAAAAACAAAAACATTCACATTGTTTGAAATGATTGACAATCCAGTTTTTTCAAGAATTGTTCCTGATTCTTTTGTGATTGGAACAATTCGTGAATTTGACATTTGAATTTCAACAAAATCAATCAATGTTGATTCAAGTGTTTCCAAATCAACAAGATATTCATTGATAAAAACATAATTGCCTTGAATTGTTGATTCGTATCTTTTGATTTGTCTTGCCATTATTTATTTTTTACAAAAATAGTCACTTTTTTTAATAGTGTGTTCGTTTGTTTTTGAACTTGTCACCTACTTTGCAAGTCAAAATTGCATATCTGGACAAAGGAAGATAATTCAATTGTGCAGATTCTTCAAGGATGACTGGAAGGTCTTGAATTCTATATGAATGATTGTGTGCATTGTAGTCAGATATGAACAATTGATTTTCCGACAACAAAAATAGTTCAATCAAAGGTCTGGTGAAACATTCAAAAACTGGTTCAGTGATGATTTCGTATTGATTCAAGTTTTCACGCATCACGCGTTTCATTTCACGATTCTGATAAATAATGTTGTCGATTTCAGTATTTGGTTGTCGATTTCCGATAAAACCATAAAAACGAAAAGTGGATTCAACATTCGAATCAGTGAAATCAATTTGTTCCATTTCGTGATAAGCATTGAAAATTGCACGAATTCTGGCAGTTTTTAGTGTGCTTTCGATGGAATAGTTTTGCAACTTGAATTGTCCCCAGATTACAAAACCAACGATTCCACTGATTTCATATTGAATCTTCAATGTGTAACATCCTTCACCATCAGAATTCAAGACATCTTTCCATTGAATAGTTGTATAAAATGCAGATGGTTCTTTGATGAATGCTTGTGGTGTTGGAATGTAATTTGTCGCATTTCCATTTGAATCTTCCAGAACGAATGTGATGATGTCATTGGAATCAGATAACTTCATCCATGCACTGGTGACATCGTTTTCAAAAGTTGATGAACTTCCAGATGCAAATACCAAGTATTCACATTCACAACAACCTTTCAGTCCGCGATTTGGTTCTTCAAAGTTTTCTGGAAGTTTAATCGATTTATATTCACGTTCAATTCGTTCTTCAATTCCACATCTTCCACATTCAGCAGTTGTGAATGTTTCAAAATAGCCAGTTGTCCAATCTGGTATTGAACCAAAAGGTGGACATGGTGGTGAAGACAACTTCCAAGCAGTTGCAAGCGGAAATTCTGGAAAACCAAGACCACCGATTGTCACTTCCCACTGGCGACCAACGGAATTGTAATACATGAAATAAGTTTCACCCAGATATGTCCATTCATAATAGTTTTGTCCATCGTAAACACCTGAAATATTAACTTCAATGGTTGTTATTTTGAACCCTTCTGGAAGTCTTAAAGTGATTTTTATACATTCACAAGCCATGATTATTTTGACTTAATTATGGAAACAAACGAATCAAAGTCTGCTTTTTGTTTTGTTGTCATGTCAATATAATCAAGTTCTGTGAAACTTTCAGGAATAGAATTTTCAATTCCATAAAACTTCATAATTCTTGGTATTGGATTGTAAATGTTCACCGACAACAATTCTTGCGTATCTGAAAATTGATTCATGAAAAAATCGAATTCCGATGTCAAAGGATAAATTTCTCTTTTATTTTCCAGTTCATCGTATGCGTATATTTCTTTGCTAATTATGTCAATTTTTGTAACTGATTCCATATTTTTTTATTTATTATAAGTAAATATTTCCTTGTGCATCTTCTATATTTGTAATTCCTTGTGTAATGTTTACATTAAATGTTGCGCCACCTTCGTATGTATTACCGCGCATTTTTATAACTTTTGCAACCCCACCATTATTTATATAATTAGCAGAAGCGTTAGATAATAAGAATCTGCAATCAATTATTGAAACTGGTAAAGTACCAGCATTTCCTTGTATTCCCCAACCATTAGCATTATTCCAACTTGTAATTAAATTACAATTATACAATCTTCCACTTGATGCTGTGTCCCAAACTACTGCATTAGATGAAGTGATAAAAGTACCATTAAAACAAAATGATGCTTGAAATCTCATTGCGTAAGCAGAAGAACTAATTCCAGTATTATTAACAATATTTTTGGATGCACTATTGTATAAAAATATTCCTTGTCCCGAAACTGATACTCCAGTACAATTTACTAAATCTGTTACTCCTCCAGTTTCAATACCAACTCCAGAAGTACTTCTTCCAACTGAAT